TGGTGATGAACGACCCTGATCTTGCGGATTTTGAGCGGCAGATCAAAGCCTTATTGGCGTCCGAGTTACTAGAGCAAAAGAAGGCGAACGTGATGCTGGGCGTTGTCAAGAAACAACTGGAGGTTATGCAATGAGATTTGCCAAAATTACCGATGGCAGCGTTGTTCAGTACCCGATCTCAGGCACGGATGTAGTTCGGCAAAACTCCGATACCTCGTTCCCGCAAGGCGAGCTTTCGGTTGAGATGATGCAATCGTATGGTTGTGAGCCTGTTGTTGAAACCATGGCCCCAATCTTTGACCCTATCACCGAGGACCTCAATGACACGGTAGCTTTCATGAAGTGCCAATGGACGCAGACATGGACAATAACGGAAGCGTCTCCCGAGGAGATGGCGCAGCGTCAGGCAAGTCGCACGGCCCTACTTGACGCCCAACGTGCAGAAGCCTACCGAAACGAATCCGACCCGCTGTTCTTTATGGCTCAGCGAGGCGAAGCCATGATGCAGGATTGGCTGGACAAAGTGGCTGAGATCAAGGCCAGATACCCGTCCGCATGAACCGCACTCTTGTTGCCAGCCTAACCATCAGCGCCTCGGCTTTGGTGGGCTTGGCTGTGCATGAGGGATATAGAGACACCGCTTATATTCCTGTGAAGGGCGATAGGCCAACGCTCGGTTTTGGTGATGCCCAAGGGGTTAAGCCCGGTGATAAGACTGATCCTGTTCGTGCGTTAATTCGGCTCAACCAGCAGGCCGATGTGTTTCAGCAGCAGATGCGTCAGTGTATTGGTGAAGTTCCAATGTTTCAGTACGAATGGGACGCGATTATTTCCTGGGCGTTTAACGTGGGCTCTAGGAAGGCGTGTGGCTCAACGCTGGTAAAGAAACTGCAATCGTTTGACTATGCCGGAGCCTGCCAAGAACTACTGCGCTGGGATCGGTTCAATGGCGCTCCTTTGGCTGGATTGACCAAGCGTCGGCAAGACGAGTATCAGAAGTGCATGGGGCTTAAATGATCTACACCCACGTTGCTGCTGGCCTGCTTGGGGTGGTTATTGCAGCCCTTGGTGCTTGGCAAGTGCAGGACTGGCGATTTAACACCCGTATTGCCCAGATGCAGGAGGCTCATGCGGTGAGCCTGACGAAGTTTGCGGAGGCGGCTAGGGCGCAAGAACAGGCCCTTGGCGCAGCCAAACAGAAAGTAGAGGAGGCGTATGCCATTGAAAAGCGAAAAGCGGCTGTGTCTGCTCGCAGTGCTCGTGCTGAGCTTGATGGGTTGCGCAACGAAATCTACGCCCTCCCTGCCCCTATTGCCGGTGCAAATCCCCCGGCCCTCTCCAGAACTAATGGAGCCACCATTGAGCGAAGGCTTCTCGGAGAGTGTGCAGCAGCTCTTGTTGAAGTGGCGTCTGGAGCTGACCTCATGGCAGCGCAACTTATAGGCTTGCAGAGCTACGTGCGCAACGTCTGTGTAGCGCCCAAGTAAGTTCGATGCGAAAATGCAGCAAGACTGAGGTAAAAACAAATGCCGCTTAAGAAAATAGTATTCAGACCAGGTGTCTCACGCGAACAAACGCGCTACGCATCCGAAGCCATTGGCCCGGTAGGCTCTGCCACGCAAGCTGTTGGCGGCTGGTATGAGTCTGAGAAGGTGCGCTTTCGCTCGGGTAGCCCTGAGAAGATTGGCGGCTGGCAGCGTATCTCGTCCAGCACATTCCTTGGACTTTGCCGCTCCCTGTTTAACTGGGTGACGCTTGGGCTGTTGAATTTGGTTGGAGTTGGCACGAACATCAAGTTCTACATTGAGAAGGGTGGCGTCTATAACGACATCACTCCGCTGCGCTCATACACAGAAGCGCCTGTAAGTCTAAGCAATCCGTTTGACACCACATCTGGCTCAGCAGTCATCAACGTGAATGACGCTGCGCATGGATTGACCACTGGCGATGTCGCTGCCTTTTCTGGCGCTGTCGCCGTTGGCGGAATCCCTGCCGATGCGCTTAACACCAACCACCGAGTGACTGTTGTTGGGGTTGATGACTACACCATCACCGTGTTTACTACGGCATCATCGACCGTAACGGGCGGGGGTGGTGCGTCTGTTTCGGCAACGTACACAAAGTTCAACGTCTCACTGACAAATCCATTCACCGCGACACTTGGCTCCTTTGTGTTGACCGTAGCGGACACAGACCACGGCTGCGTAACTGGAGACTTTGTGACGTTCAGCGGGGCTACTGGTCTTGGCGGCAACTTGACTGCTGATATTTTGAATCAAGAGTACGAGGTCACAGTAGTTAGCGCAAACTCGTACACGGTCGTGATGTCTGTTGCGGCAAACTCTACGGACGTTTCTGGCTCCCCAGGTGGCGGAACAGTGAAGGCTGCGTATCAAATCAACGTCAGCCCAGCAACTCAGATTCCAGTGCTTGGCTGGGGTTCTGGTACATGGGGCTCGGGTACGTGGGGTGCTGGTGCTGGCTCGGTCACTGATTTGCGTAGCTGGAGTCAGTCAAACTTTGGCGAGGACTTGATCTTTTCCTTGCGAGATGGGCCGATTTACTACTGGGATGCAACACTGGGAATCACAACCAGAGGCGTAGATTTAGCCACGCTTTCTGGTGCGTCTGATGTTCCAGCGGTGCAGAAGTTCATTTACGTTTCTGATGCTAGCCGGTTCGTGTTTGCGTTTGGTTGCAACGACTACGGCTCAGCGGTTCAAAACCCCATGCTGATCCGATGGTCTGATCAAGAAAGCCCCGTCCAGTGGACGCCTGACCCAACCAATCAAGCAGGCAGCATTCAGCTATCACGCGGCTCGGAGTTGGTTACAGCTTTGCAGACACGGCAAGAAATTGTGGTGTGGACGGATGTGGCCTTGTACTCGTTGCAGTACGTTGGCGTTCCTGCTGTGTGGCGCAGTGAGCTTCTTGGCGACAACATTTCGATTGTCAGCCCATCCTCTCCGGCAGTTGCTTCCGGTGTGATTTACTGGATGGGAATCGACAAGTTTTACAAGTACGACGGTCGCATTCAGACCTTGCGCTGTGATTTGCGTCAGTACATTTTCAGCGACATCAACTACGCCCAGTCGGCGCAGATATTTTCTGGAACCAACGAGGGCTTCAATGAGGTCTGGTGGTTCTACTGCTCGGCCAACAGCACCAGCATCGACAAGTACGTGGTGTACAACTATGCTGAGGACATCTGGTACTACGGCACGATGGCCCGTACTGCGTGGCTTGATTCCGGCCTGCGGGACTACCCTTTGGCTGCAACATACAGCAGAAATTTAGTAGATCATGAGCAAGGCGTTGATGACAATGAAACAGGTACTCCCGCTCCTATTGCGGCGTCTATTGGCTCGTCTGAGTTTGATATTGACGACGGCCACAATTTTGGCTTTATCTGGCGTGTCATCCCCGACTTAACGTTCCGCAACTCTACTGGTGATTTGACGCCTCAATGCACGATGACGCTGATCCCGCTGGTTAACTCTGGTTCGGGGTATAAAAACCCTCGGTCTACAGCAGGCACAAGCAGTGCTGGTATCCAACGGATTGCATCTGTTCCAGTAGAGGAGTTCACTGGTCAGGTGTATATCCGAGTTCGTGGGCGGCAGATGATTTTCAAGGTTGACTCAACTCAGCTTGGAACCACGTGGCAGCTTGGCGCTCCGCGAATTGACATTAAGTCTGATGGCAGGGCGGCATAATGGGACGCCTTCAAAAGATCGCGGCACCCAACTTGCCGCTTGCGCAGCGCGAGTACGGTGCCCAGTACCAAGACCAGCTCAACAACGTACTGCGGCTGTATTTCAACCTGCTGGACTCCTCTGTCAACAACGTCCTTGGGAATAACGGAGGTCAGTTCATAGACTGCCCTAGCGGCTTATTCTTTAGTACGACGGATCAGCCAATTGGTGCTGCAAACGTGGCTCAGCCAATTGACTTTCCGATTGAGTACCTTAACAACGCAATACGTGTGAACTCAGGGACGGATAGCCGAGTCTATGTGGACATTGGGGGGGTGTACAACTTCCAGTTTTCCGGCCAGCTTCTCAGTGGTTCGGCCAGTTCCAAGCAAGTTTATATTTGGATCAATCGCAACGGTACAGACATTGGCTACTCAACGCACCAATACACGGTGTCTGGGTCCGGCAACCACATGAACATTTCATGGAACTTTGACATCGATTTGGAGGAGGGGGAGTACATAGAAATGCAGTGGGCTTCAGATGACGTAAATATAAAGCTGGAGTCTGCTGTAGCAACGGCTGTGCATCCTGGCATTCCTTCTGCGGTAATGGCTGTAAACTTTATTGCGCCGCTGCCGAACCCTCGCCCAACACCTCCTTGAGGAATAGACATGACCAATGAAGAAGTACAAGCCTTAGTTAACTCAATGTACAGCACGGTTGGGCGCTCCGGTATCGGCCAAGCGGTAAACCAGATTGATCAGGGCGGTTACGACTATTGGGCAAACCAGCTCACATCTGGGGCGCTTAACCCTAATGCAGCGCAGCAGACATTCAGCACGGCCATCAATCAGTACGTCCTGCAGAACCCCAACGACCCGTACAGCCAATACATCTCTTCGTACCAGAAGAGTCAGCAGCCGGTAACGGTGGCTCAGCCTGCTGTCGTAGCAAC